AAGTGGCCTGTTGTGTCTATCCGTAACGGTGCTTCAGCTGCATTGAAGGACTGTAAGGCTAACTACGAATACCTAGATAGCTTTGCGGAGATTGTGATCTGTTTCGACGCAGATGATGCAGGGATTAAGGCTTCCAATGAAGTAGCTGAACTCTTCGGTAGCAAATGTAAGATTGTTAAACACTTAAAGGACTTCAAAGATGCTTGCGACTATCTTAAAATTGGTAAAACCGCTGAGTTCGTCAACCAATGGTGGAGAGCAGAAACCTTTGTCCCTGACGGCATTGTTGCTGCCTCAAGCCTTTGGGAATCAGTTAACACACCAGAACCTAAAGCAGAAGCCTTTTACCCATTCAAAGGATTAAATGATTTACTCTATGGACTCAGAAAAGCAGAACTCATTACTGTCACAGCTGGCTCGGGCCTTGGAAAGAGCCAATTCTTACGAGAGATCTTATTTACAATACTACAGACAACTCGATGGAATATTGGAGGGATGTTCCTCGAAGAGTCGGTGCGCAAAACAGCAAGATCAATCATGTCTTTGCACGCAAATAAGAAACTGCATCTGCCAGACATACCAGTTTCGGAACAAGAATTGAAGGAGGCTTTCGATGCTACCCTCGGAACTGACCGTATTTTTCTATTCGATCACTTTGGTTCTCTTGCTTTGGATAACGTTCTTAATCGTATACGATACATGGCCAAGGCTTGCGATTGTCGTGTTGTGTTTCTTGACCATATTAGCTTGCTTGTCTCTGGTATGGACGGGAATGACGATAGGAAAGCTATTGACGTCTTGATGACTAAACTAAGGACTTTGGTTCAAGAGCTGGAGATTACGCTTATCTGTGTATCACATCTCAAACGACCTAACAGCGACAAAGGCCACGAAGATGGTCAGGCAGTGTCTTTGTCTCAACTGAGAGGCTCAGGTGCTATTGCTCAACTGTCAGATGCAGTCATTACATTGGAGCGTAACTCAATGAGCCCTGATGCTAGTGTTCGACATACAACTAAAGTAGCAGTTGCAAAGAATAGATACAACGGTCTTACTGGCCCTGCTTGCTCATTGAAGTACGACTTGGATACTGGTAGAATGTACGAAGTAGTCATGGAGGACTTATGATTGAAATGCTCATTGTAGGTAGCACAGGAATTGGTTACGCCGTAGTAGGTGTACTCCAAGGCCTCAAAGGGGAATACAGTAACATGGCTATCTGGCTAGGTTACTCTATTGCACAAGTTGGACTCTTCATAAATCTCAAATGAAAACTATCTTAGCACCTAACGCACCGTGGTACACTGCTGAAGAGCTTGTGTGGCCTGAAGCAGTTGTAGTAAAGCCTAAATATGTTCCTAAGCCTTTTGAGAAAAGAACACAAAGGGCTAAACCCTCAGAGATTGACAAGAAGTTTGAAGAGTGGTTATTAACTTTGGAGAAAATCAAATGAACATCAGTACCTTGACACTTGAAGAACGTGAGCGTTTAGCTTACATTGAAGGTGATGTAGAATTATCTAACCTTCTTGGTAAACTGATAGATACTAAAGAAGAGCTTGAAACAGAAGAGTGGGAGTGGGACTATGATTAACGAACACGACATAAAAGATATGTGGGATAAAGAGACTCAGGAAGCCTATCTCAAGTGGGCTAAAGAGTACGGATTACCTTTTGAACCTTGGAATGGACAACCTGCTGTATCTGCTGCATGGATAGCTGCTGTGAAGTGGTATAAGGAGCGTACAAGTGATAGATAATTACGAACGCTTAGTTGGTAGACTTATGGACTTAGAGACTAAGTTCTATGAACTACAAGAGAAGTACCATACACTCATCAATGATTACGAAAAGTTGAAAGAAGAACATGAAGCGGATCGCCTTAGACATAGAGACGAACTTGGTACACGCTACGACCCTTTTACATCAAAACAAGCTTGACAAGTGACGCATAATCTGCTATATTATGTGCCATAGGAGGAACTTATGCCAGCTAGAAAAGATTATGAAACAGAAAAAGAATGTACAACTTGTGGTGTTACGAAACCACTGTCTAACTTTTGGAAAAGCTCCAAGAAAAGGAAAGATGGTTCTCAGACATACTTACATAATTGTAAAAAATGCTGTTCAGTCAAAAGTACGCTTTATATGCGAAAGGTTAACTATAAAAAGTATGGGATAACACAGCAGATTTATGAAGAAGAACGAGAGAAACAAAACTTTTCTTGTTTAATTTGCAAACAGCATGAAGATACAGAATTTTTAGGTAGACTCAATGTAGACCATGACCACAAAACAGGCAAATACCGTGGACTACTTTGCACAAACTGCAATCACGGTTTAGGAAAGTTTCAAGATGATCCTGAACTTCTAAAGAAAGCAATCGAGTACCTAAATGCGCATAGCACTTGACATTGAAACAAACCTTGCACATGACCATATTTGGATGTGCGTAACTCAGGACATTGATAACACAGAGGATGTAAGAGTATGGAAAGCTCCAAACGGCCTATGGGACTACTTAAAGGACGCTACATTGATAGCAGCCCACGGAGGGATCAACTTCGACTTCCCAATATTGAACAGGCTTTGGGGGACGAAGATTGGCTTGAAGCAGGGCTACGATACTCTCGTAGTGTCAAGGCTCCTAGAACCGACGAGGGAGAAGGGACACTCTCTAGAGGCATGGGGAAACGAACTAGGAAAGGAAAAGATTGATTATGGAAAAGTTTGGTCTTGGATGGTTGGTAGACCTGAAGAATACTCTGGTGAAGCTTTCGATAAACCTATCCCTAATTTGCTTGAGCATTACTGCGTACGTGATGTTGCTGTTCTACGGGATCTTTTTGTGCGTCTTTGTAGTGATCTCGAATCTAAAGGATTTTCTCAAGAGTCTGTTACCCTCGAACACCAAGTAGCAAGCATCATAGCTAAACAGGAACGCAATGGATTCAAACTTGACACAATCTACGCAACTTGCTTACTTGCTGACCTCAAAGGAAAGATGGCAGGAATCTATGAGCAGATGCAGGAGCAGTGGCCTCCCGTCACCAAGGAACGATATTCCGAGAAGACAGGAAAAAGACTCAAGGATGAGACAATTACCTTTAATCCAGCAAGCAGACAGCAGATCGGGGAAAAGCTAATTGAGTTAGGATGGAAGCCTAAGAAGTTTACACCTACTGGTCAGCCCATTGTGGACGAAGCAGTCTTGGATGAAATTATTAAGGAGTGTAGTAAATGAGCGTGGAAGCAATAAGAGCAATACAGATGGTGTATGCCAACACAACCAAACACGATTGGCCCGATGACATTTGGGATGCTATCTGTCAGGCTATCGAGGCAGAGAAGCAAAAGCCTGTGGCGTGGAGATATTCATTCACACATTCAAGTGCGACAGGACACGGTGATTATGATATTGGGCCGCTTGTTACAGACAATAAAGAGGTTGCATTTGGAGTTGGTTGCTTTGGTCAAGAGCCTCTCTACACCCGCCCATATGAAAGTCAACAAAAGCGTGCCGTGTCGAAGACACATAAGCCACTGACGGAAGATGAAATCTTGAAGCTCCGAAAGCAGGCAGAGAAAGCGTGGCAGGAAGCTAAATACTCGCCGCCGCTGTATGTGTTTGACGCCAGAGCAATCGAAGCCGCTCACGGAATAAAATGAATAAGATTGAACTAAAACAAACAGCAGAACTTATCAAGGAATACTTGATGCTACAGAAACGAGTAGCTCAGGTAGAATCTTGGATGGATGCTGTAGGTAAGGACGGTAGAGTACACGGTAGAGTCATCACCAATGGTGCTGTAACAGGTCGTATGACACACAGTAGCCCTAACATGGCTCAGATCCCTAACTCTGGAAGCCCTTATGGAAAGGAATGTAGACAATGTTGGACGGTAGAAGATGGTAACGTACTTGTTGGTTGTGACGCTAGCGGCCTTGAGTTACGTATGTTGGCTCATTACATGAAGGATGAAAACTATGTCAAGACAGTCACCGAGGGAAGCTCTAAAGACGGCACAGATGTGCATACGGTCAACCAACGTGCAGCCGGTTTGGAAACGAGGGATCAAGCGAAGACCTTCATATATGCGTTCCTCTACGGGGCGGGGCCGGAGAAGATCGGATCCATCGTCGGGGGTTCTCGTGTTCAGGGTCAGCGCCTCATCGATAGATTTCTTAAAGGGACTCCCGCACTCCAACGTCTACGTGATCTCGTCCAACGGTATGCGGAGAAAGGCTATGTACCGGGCCTCGATGGTCGCAAGATTTGGGTACGTAGTGAACATGCGGCACTCAATAGCCTTCTTCAAGGCGCGGGGGCTATCGTTATGAAGAAAGCGTTAGTTATCTTCAATGACAAGATCACTAGAAACAAGTGGGATGTCAAGTTCGTTGCAAATGTCCACGATGAATTTCAATTTGAGTGCTCAGAGGAGATAGCTGACACAGCGGGCAAAGCAGCTAGACAATCAATCGTTGAGGCTGGTTTGTCGTATAATCTAAGATGTCCTCTTGATGGGGAATACAAAATAGGGAGATCGTGGCGTGATACACACTGATGACAAAGAACTTTTAGAGAAGGCTGCTAAAGCGGCTGGATATTCAACAGAGCCTTATTTTGACGGTACGCATATTGGAGCGAACAAGTATGAATACACAGAAGGCCCGAACGCTTGGAACCCACTAACAGACGATGGTGATGCGCTGCGTTTGGCTGTGAAGCTGGATATGTTTTGGGAAAACTTAGAACTGTTTGATATGTACTTTGATGCTTATGACAAAGACAAAACAGAAGCAACCCGCAGAGCAATCGTTAGAGCAGCAGCGGCTATCGGAGAAGGAATGACATGAAACTCACTAACAAGAAGGATGATGCAATAAAACAACAGATCTTGCTAAACATTAGTGATGATTCGTTTATAATCCACCACACAGATACAATGGATATTTTAGATGTATACTTGGAATTGGTTGCTGCCATAAAATACATTGAGGAAGAAGCAACCGGACTTGCAAAACATGAAGGGAAATACTTGCAATGACGTTAAACCTTGAACCAAATGAAGTACAATTCTTGTTACAAGTACTAGGAGAGCTGCCAACTAAGACAGGCGCTTTCGTACTCGTACAGAAAATCGAGGGGCAAGCACAAGCCCAACAAACCAACCAAGTAAAGGAAGATTAAGATGAGTGATTTGAAACCAGCAAAAATCAACGGTGAGTTGTTCTGGACTAAGTGGATGAATAACCTTAACACTAAGTTCAATGAGGCTAACGACAAGTACGAATGTACCATCGGTAACATCTCAGACAACGATGCAGCTAAGTTGACTGCTTTGGGTATCAAGGTCAAGAACAAAGACTCTATGGGCAACTACATTGTTTGTAAGTCTAAGTATGCCTTCAAGCCTATCGGTGAAGACATGAAAGAGATTGCAGTTGAGGACTTGGGTAACGGTTCTAAGGTTGTTGCTGTTGTTAGCTCATACGAACACAAGATGAGCAAGATGCACGGTAAAGCACCTTCGTTGAAGAACTTCATGGTCACGCAAGTGGTCACCTATGTCCCTGAGTCAGAAGAAGCCCTCTGATCCTGACACACGACCCTCTGTGGCACTGATTGACGCTGACATCATTTGTTATCGTGTTGGTTTTGCCTCAGAGGATGTCGATGAAGCTCTTTGTCTTGCTCGTGTAACTGAACTACTCCATGACATTGTTTACCTTGATCTCAAGTGTGATGACTACAAAGCGTACATCACTGGTAGAGGTAACTTTAGATACGATATTGCAGTTACTGAGCCATACAAAGGGAATCGTAAGGATGCTAAGAGGCCAGTGCATTACGAAGCTATCAGGAACCATCTCCAGCGCCTTGGTGCAGAACTGGTTGAAGGACAAGAAGCTGATGATGCAGTGGCTATCGAAGCAAGTACTAACGGAGGCTGGATTGTCTCCATTGACAAAGACCTAGATCAAGTTGAAGGTTGGCATTACAACTTCGTAAAGAAGGAAGAGTATTACATCTCTGAGTTTGAAGGACTCAAGAACTTTTACTCTCAGATCCTTACAGGGGATCGTATTGACAACATCATTGGCTTGAAAGGCATAGGGCCAGTTAAGGCTGCAAAGATCTTAGCTGATTGTAAGACTGAACGGGAGATGTACGATGCTTGTGTTAAAGCTTATGATGGTAATATTGAACGAGTCACCGAGAACGGAAAACTCTTATATTTAAGACGAAAGGAAGGTGAAATGTGGAAACCTCCTACATAACTTGTAATACATGTTTTCAAGAAAAGGACAAGGATAATTTTTCTGGGAAACGTAAGTTTTGCAACGCCTGTTATGCTAAGAAAGCTAGAGAAAGATATTCGAAAGATTTTAAAGTAAGAGAAAAAGCAAAACAGAAAACGTATGAAAGAATTACAAAAAATAAAGAAAAAGCTGTTGAGTATTTAGGTGGAAAATGTCTAGACTGTAACGGTATATTTCCACAAGAAGTGTACGATTTTCACCATGTAGACCCTTCCACTAAAGAAAAAGAATTAACAAGCGCCCGCTTTCAATCGTGGGATAATTACAAAAAAGAGTTAGATAAATGTGTGTTACTATGTTCAAACTGTCATAGAATCAGACATAGAAAGGAAAAACATGGTTAAGAAGAACACCACACGATACTTGGTACCCTCCGGCTTTGAACTCGGTGGCTTCGAGTGGACAGTCAGATTCTCAGACGACCTCACAGAGCTAGGTAAGTGTGATTGTCACTCTCAGTTGATTACAATTCGTAGTGGCATGAGTGAGCAGACAACACTACAGACCTTCTACCATGAGTTAGTTCACGCTATTATGTTTACAATGGGTCACATGACTCATGACGAACAGTTCACAGATGCCTTCGGTGTCTTTCTCCACCAGTTTCACAAGACAGGCCAATGGTAACTAGAAAAGTAATGTCCAAACGAGCAGTGGCTCTAAAGCATGGATTCAGATCAGGGTTAGAGGAAGAGACTTCAAAGTTCTTGACTGATAACGGCGCTAAGTTCACGTACGAGGAAATGAAGATCAAATACCTTCAACCTGCTACTGAACGCCAGTACACTCCTGACTTCGTGCTTGAGAATGGTATTATCATCGAGACAAAGGGTAGGTTCCTAGTTGCTGATCGTAAGAAGCATTTGTTGATTAAGAGACAACATCCTCATTTAGACATCCGTTTTGTGTTCTCAAACAGTAAACAGAAACTAAATAAAGCGTCAAGAACAACATACGCTGATTGGTGTATCAAGAATGGGTTCCAGTATGCAGACAAAGAAGTTCCTGTACACTGGATTAAAGAACGTAGACGAAAGGTAAGCGATGGAAGTAAAATTGATTCGTGAGAACCCTGATGGTAGTGCAGACTTTAGCTTTGACATGACCGACAAGGAAAAGGAAGCTCTTCTTTGTCTAGGTATCCTGACAGGTATCAAGCGTGGTATCGAAGAAGGGAAACTGTACATGACAGAGGAACAACAACATGGCGAAGATAGTAGTACACTATAAGCCTCCACCATTCAAGCCTGATTGGATGGATGGTTGTCTTAAACTGTATGTGGTAGATCATCCTAGACTTGGGTGTAGGCTGATTACAACAACGAAGGTGGTTAAAGAGTATCCTAACGGAGTCTTTGAGACAGAGTATGCTGTTTATCACCCGATTGATGGAGACTTCAATGACACTTGAGCAGTATTTTCACCACATTAACAAGGAGAAACAAGGTATGGCTATTTTTGATGGTTGGACTGAGAACGGGTATCAAGAACCTATGACCAAGGTTTATTTTACAATTACTACACCTGCGGTAGAACATTATCCTGAGCATACTCACACTATGGATATTGCTTGGACAGAAGGTGCTCGTTGGCATGATGTGGTATGGGAGGTTCTTAAAGTTCTAGAAGCCTCTTATGGTTACGCTATTAAGGATCGAGTTTTCTTCCAAATGCACAAATTTAACATTGAAGCTGAAGAGACACATGGTGATCCTGACTTGGCAAAGCAAATGTTCACCAAGGAATTGAGCTAACATGAGAATCTTAGTAATCCCTGATACTCAGGTCAAGGAAGGTATTCCAATGGAGCACCTATCTTGGGCTGGTAAAGCTATCTGTGAGTACAAGCCTGATGTAGTTGTTCACTTGGGCGACCATGCTGACATGCCTAGTTTATCTAGCCATGATGTTAAAGGTAGTAAATACTTTGAAGGTTTACGCTACCAGAAAGACATCGAGGCAGCTAAGTTGGGTATGTCTATGCTGCTACAACCTCTTCGTGACCTCCAGAAGACACAGAAAGACACCAAACACAAGGTCTATAAGCCTCGTATGGTGTTGACACTCGGTAACCA